CATACTCATCCATGACGCAGGCATCTAAGAACAAGCCGCGTAAGTTATCGACACTGCCGGACTCTGCACCAAGTAGGTATATTCGGCGCCCGTCCGGTAGGTCACAGCGCAACTCTGCTTCATTAAATTTTACGCCGGGGATAACCCCTGCGTATTCCCGCAACATTCCCCAAGCAACCCTTTTTGCTTGGCTAAACGTTGGTGCAATGAACGCGCCCTGCGCCCGTGGTTGCTGGCAGGTTAAGATTTCTTTCAGCAGCCAGTTGATTGCCATAACAGTTTTGCCAAACCGTCTATGGCAAACTGCAACGTTGAAGCGTTTTGCAGCGTTATGAAACTGCATTTGTAGTGGACGCGGTGTGTACGGAATCGTGATGTTCCGTACGTCGCGTTGTGATGTTCTTGCCATGTTTCTAATACACAACCTCTACAATGTGTATGTTGTACAGCTTGTACAGGTTGTACACCTTGTACACCTTGTACAGGTGCGGGGCGATGCAGAGGTTCACCGCCCCGCGCTCGGCGGGAGTGCGGGTTCCGCCAAGCTAACTTTTCAAATCCTTGTCGCAGTTAGCTAGGCAATGGGACCAGATGTGGTGGCGCGCGCCGCGGCGGGGGTACCCCTGGGCAACACCCCCCACCCCTAATTAAATGAAGGCTTTAAACGCAGCCACGAGATGAGCTATCCCAGGGTTCTGCTTTATATTTCAATGAGTTATCGTGTGTTTTCTGTGCATTTTTCTGTGCAGCGTCTACCGATCGATCGATAGTTGCTTATTGTCGCTCAACTGTCGCGCGCGAACCTCAACAAATTCACCATTTAAAACTGTCGGGGCTTCAACTTGCCAGCCGACCACCATTGGACCATCAACTTTTAATTCTGATTTAACCGTTGGCTGGAACATAATCAGTCGCTTTTCAGCTTGCCATTCGGCATGACGCAAAAGTTCTTTAAACTTTAATACGTCGTCACGCGTTTCTGCATTGGTCAAATTTTCGCGGGCTTGATCGAGGTAGACTAAAATTCCATTTTTACAGGCTAGCTCAAACAGCCTGTCAAATTCGATGTCAGCTTGTCGCTCTTTCCAAACGCCTTGAGGTGTACACTCAATTTCGCGACAGACTTCTACCAGCAATGCGCCTTCCGCCATGCGCGCAATTATTTTCTTTTTTAAATCAGGCGTAAACTTTTTAGGTCTTCCGCGCTTCGCCATATTCATATGTCCGGGAGATTTAAAGGAATTTAACCTCTTTTTGGGAATTTCGGAAGAGTGTGATAACCGTCACAACCCTGAGATACTTTTTTAGTGTACTTTTCGATCACAATAATATAACAGTCTGTTATGTTAGACATCCAACAGAGGTACACTGACATGCTAACAACGTTTGAATTCATCAACCTTGGTCTAGCCATTGCGCTTGGCCTTAGCGCCATTTGCGTTTTGGTTTGGATCAACTCAGCAACCCGAAAGGCGCTGAAAGGCCGACGAATCTTTAACGCGTATTTGGCCGGCCAAATTTCTTATGGGCAAGCCGTGGCACGGCTTCGCCAAGCTGGCTTCAAACACTTTCAATTTTAATAAGAGGGTAAAACAATGCAGATCAATTATATCCAAGATGCAGGGCATGGATGGTTTGAAATATCACCAGACCAGCAAAACACCTTAGATTTATCACAATCTAATTTCTCAGAGTTTTCATACATTTCCGAAAACGGCACGATCTACGCGGAAGAGGATTGCGATTGCGCTTATCTTTTCAAAGCAGCAGAAGCGCAAAACATCGAACTAGAAATTAACGACATTGTAATAAGCGGCGACGCGTTCGTCCGCTCTTTACCACGCTGTTAAAGCGCGCCCGGCAACGCGGCAACGTTGCCAGGCGCTAATCGCAACCGGAAAGAAAGGATTTCCGATTATGACTGACGACACAATAAAGAATGATTACCAGCTGCAACAGTACGCGGAGGCTGCGGCGGAAGAGATAGCCGAAGAAATTGAGCAATATGGCGGCGACGCATGGGACTTGGCGCATGAACACGCAGACGCGTGCGAACACGTCATTTATTACTATAAGGCACACGCCATTTGCCAAAATTGCGATACGGAAAACGGCGAGGCATTTCTTGAAGACATCGGCGGGCCTGGCAAAGACGCTACCTATAACAGCATTGCGGTATTGATCGCATACGGCGAGTTACACGCGCGTATTTTAGACACCCTTTTTTCAATGGGAGACTGAATAAATGCGCCAAACACTTGAACAATTAAAACCGGAATGGCGTCTGTCTGTTTATGTTACAGCGGAATATCAAGGCAAGCGCTATCTCATTACACACGCGCCAAATTGGACGACGGCGGAAATTGTCGCTTCTGATTTTTGTAAAGAATACGACAACGTGTTTTTTGATACTGGCGACGTTTACGGCTCGCAAGTCATCGACGGAAAAGCGCGAGATTTTCGCCGCGCTTACTATTCTAAATCGTATTGGGCAGCATAATGACGCGACGCATTCTAGAAACGTTTGGCGGCGCGTGTTTGTACGCGTCCGCCGTTCTGACATTTTTTTTCATCTTCATTGCACTAGGAGCGTGACCACAACAGGCGGCATTTACAAAACTGAAATCACACTTCTGTCACACACTACTTCCTTCCGAACCAGTCGTAAAAGCGATGTGTGTCACAGTCTTATCACAGTTAAAAGTGCCGCCGCTTGTGTTCAACGCCCGACGGCAATCGGGCAAGCCATATAGAAAGGGAATAAAATGGATTTAGTAGTAGGTTCAAGAATTAAATTCACTGAGGGCGTTTTTGGCGGTTCGTGGAAAAACCCTTATTATTTGGGCAGTCGAACCATAACCGGAACAATTATAAAAGAGAGTTACGGCGCGAAACGCGGACAGCATACATTTTCTATACAAGTGCATGACGCGGAAGGATACGACGCTAAAGAGGTGATCCAGCGCGGAAAGATCAGACGCAAAGGTCGTAATGTTTACGACGATTGTGAATTGCTAGAACTGCCAAATGATTACCAATCGCTGGCCGACGAAAAGCACGAGCGGGCGGCGGCAGCAAAAGACGCAAAATATCGCCGTTGGATTGCGGAAGGCAAATTTGATAAAGTTCCCGCCGAATTTTTAGAGGGAATTCAACTATGAGTAATTGGATTGTAGGCATGGACCCATTCGATGACGAACAGGGCTATATAATACATCGAAAAGTTCCCGAATTTCTAGCCAGGTGGTGTGTGGAGGATGACGATTTCGCAACGCTGTCCGATTTGGTCTATACAGATGCATTACTAGAAGATGCCGTCGCCATCTATGATTTTGAATTTACCGACGCGGCACCATCAGAAAAATTATTTCGCGAAACGTGTGCCAATGGCATTCGAGCCATCGATGAATATTTGCATTGCGTTTCGGGCTTAAAAGCGGACATGGAAAGGTAGAAAAATGGACAAGCCAATTCTATTCAAAGCTAACAAAGAAAAATGGGAAAAAACGCCATCAACAATCGGCGCAGACGAGATAATTCTACTCGAAGATATTCCGGGCAGGATTGTTCTTCTCTGTAGGAATGTGAGGATAACGGACAATCCTTACTACACACCTTACACAAGCCAAGATTATTCAGTCTATGAGCATAAAGGCGACATTGACAATTTTTATGAAGAAATTGCATGTGGAAATTATGAGTGCCAAGGCATTTATGACGTTGCCAGCGACAAATCAGCCGGTGAGCATCTTAGGTATAGGGAATTGATTGATGACTAAAATTCCAGCCGTTACCGAGGTTGAAGGCCAAAGTTTTCCAACCTTACACCCTGACGACACGCTTATAGACCAAGTCACCTATTTGCTTGAATTAGCCGATCAAAATTATGCAGATCATGTGGCAGGAGATGCAGACGAAAATCCGGCAACTTTTAATCTTATTGACGCTGTAAAACTAATCAATGCAGCCATTGAACGGTTGGATAAGGAATGAAAAATGGACGCCAAAAGGATAAAAATCGAGGTTTTTCCTGATTACATTGAGACAATTCTGATTGCCTTAAAGCAGAAAGCAGATTGGCACGCAAAACAAGGCGACATCGACCAAGGAGACGATGCGATTGTTGTTTGGATAAATCAGATTGTTCTCGACATTGAACAGCAGTGCGGAGATTGAAAAATGGAAAAAATTGAGGTTAATGACAAGCTGCTATCTGCTATTTCTTATTTTAGCAGCATTGGCGGCGAGTTCGCATCATTTTCGCCAACGCAAACAGTTGAGGGCGAAAAATTCCCAGATACGTGGTCGTGGCACAGTGCCAATGGTGACGACGCTCTCGAACCTGGGTATTGGCTCAATATTTATTTCGGGATAAATGGCGTCACAGCCAAAATAATTGAAGAACACACGCCCAGCAGTGTTCTCTATCAAGCGATTGGTTATTGCAAATATCACGGCATAGCATTTGACATCATTTAAAGAAGAAAAATCGACTAACCCTTAAACGCGTTTTAAGAGTCACTGAGTCGCGTTAAAAATTCTAGGCTACATGGACATAGCAACGACGCGCAAACGCTCTAGTGACGCATTAAAACGCGTTTTAAGGGCATCCTTACTAAGACCAACCACCCTACCAACCTTCGTCCAGGCTGGCCCGCGTGATTTTGGCCAGCCATTTTTCTGCGCACTAAACGCAACAGCCATAACAATGCGAACGTCT